AATATTAGGAGATGCAGCAGCCGCACAAATGGGTGCAGCTTTAGTTAAGAATACAGGTGTTCCTAGTGTTGTTATATCTCCAAAGAATGACTTATCTATGACAAGTGATGAAGCAGAGAATATTGCAGAAGTATTTGGTAGGAGATTTGGAGGAGAGAATAGAGGCAGACCATTAGTTATATCTGGTGGAGAAGTTGATATCAAAACTCTTTCTTTTTCTCCTAAAGATTTAGAGATAGGCAAACTCAGATACATTAATGAGGAGAGAATATCTGCTGTGCTTGGTGTTCCTGCAATCTTAGCAGGACTTGGTGCAGGACTAGAGAGAGCAACATACTCTAATGCTAAAGAGTTAAGAGAGTTCTTTACAGAACAAAAACTTATTCCAATGTGGAATCACTTTGCCAATGAATTTACTAAACAATTATTATTACAAGACTTTGAGGATAATAAAGATTACTGCTTTAAATATGATTTATCAGATGTAAGAGCTTTATCACAAGATGAGGATGCAGAGATGCAGAGAATAGTTACAGGCTTTAATGCAGGGTTTGTAACTGTGAATGAAGCTAGACAAGCAACTCAATTACCTACTTTAGACAATGGAGATTACTTTGTCAGAAATATGCAAATAGCTGAAGTACCTGTAGATGGCTCAGAAGTAACTATGTATCATGGCACAGAGTTTGCTCAATCTAATGTAGTAGAACAAAAAGAAGTTACTGCTATAGATACAGATGCAAAGATGATACAAGAACAAGATGGGCAATACTGTGTTCTTAGTGAGGATGGAAGTAGATCTTTTGGTTGTTATGACACTAGACAAGAAGCTGAGGAGAGATTAGCTCAAATAGAACAATATGCTGATGATGATAAATATGGAAAGCCTAAGAAGCCAAAGAAGCCTAAAAAGCCTAAGAAAGTAAAAGAGGAGAAATCATCTTATCCATTATTTGGATGGCAAGAGCCAACAGTTAAATTCTTAGGATTACCAACAGTTAAACATTACAGATCAGAAATTGAAAAGAAAGAACTTTGGAAAGCTATAGATGATTTACAAAATAAGTGGAGCAATTTTATGTCTGAGATTTATGCAAAAGAATTAAATAGACAAAGAAGAGCTCTATCTAATATTTCTAAAGCAAGTAATGATATAGACACTCTAAATACAAATATTGATTTATTTTTACAAGAATCTAAGTTTGATAAAGAGTTACTTCCATTCTTCTATTCTGTAGCAGATGATTTTTCAGTTAGAACTTGGGATAATCTCTTTCCTGCTCAAGATAACTTTAAAGCAGCAGATCCTGTTGATTTAGGAGTACAGATTGATGAAGAACAAGCAATAAGAACTGTATTTGGTACATTATCAGGATTATTACCAGAGGGAAGAACATTAAGAAAAATTGTAGAAGATGGCTTTTATAGAGGACAAAGGAATGTTCCTGCAGATGTTGGCTCAGTATTTCAAGATGGTAAAGCAGCAGGATTTATACAAGAAAATGCTAAGAAAGTAATGAATGATTTAAATGCAACAACAAAGAAGAGAGTTCAAAAAGTCATCACAGATACATTAAAAGAGTTTGAGGATTTAGGAATTGTTGCTCCTGTTGCAGGTACTCCACAGGGAGAGAAGTTCTTTAATGAGTTAGCTAAGAAAATAAATACTGTTCTTGGTGGGCAGAACTTAGGTAGAGCAAAGAATATAGCTAGAACAGAAGTTGGTAAAGTTTCTTCTTGGGCTCAAGAGAGATCTGCAAAAGCAACAGGTAAAACATTAGAAAAAGAGTGGGTTTCTAGGAGAGATGGCATTGTTAGAGAAGCACATTTTGAGCTTGACAATCAAAGAGTTCCTCTGAACAGCTTTTATCTGTATAATGGTATTAAGTTAGATAGACCTAGAGATCCAAATGCTCCTATAGGTTTAATTGCTAATTGTAGATGTACAGAAGCATATATTGAGGTAATAGATGAGTGAAGTAAAAAGACCAGAGAATCTTTCTTTTAAGAATGCTCCTATTGAGCTAAAAGAGGATGGAGATAAAAGATATATAGAGGCAGTTTTTTCATTATTTGACACTATTGATAGTGATAATGATGTAACAAAAGCCAATGCCTTGAGATCAGGATATACAGGCAATAAAGTGCCATTAGTCTGGAATCATGATTGGAGTAAGGTAATAGGTAGAGGAATTATAGAGACAGATAATCAAAAAGCTGTTTTTAAAGGATATTTTCTAAATACAGAAGCAGGAAAAGAAGCATATAACACAGTTAAAGAAATGCAAGATATGCAACAGTTCTCTTATGGGTTTCAAGTAATGAAATCATCAAAAGGAACTCATATTGACTCTAAAGGAGAGGAAGTTCCTGTAAGAGTATTAGAGGATGTTAAAGTATGGGAGGTTTCTCCTGTGCTAGTAGGTGCTCAGCAGAACAGTTTTGTTCAAGCACTTAAATCAGGTTTAGAGCCTGTAGATGAGGAAATCAAAGCAGAGATGCAGGTTGAATCTACAGAGCCAGAAGTTTCAAGTGAAACTGATGCAAGTATCAGTAAATCATCCCAACAGGGCATGAGGCTTGGAGAACATGCTGTAGCTTCTCTTGAGGAGTTAAAGGCATTCACAGAGAGAATAGAGGATCTTGCTTCCTTAAGAAACTCTGAAAAAAAGACACTTAGCTCAAAATCTACAGAGATGATAAGCAAATACTTGTCTGGACTAAATGCAATTTATATTAAGTTGGATGATGTCTTAGCTGAGTATGGTTATGATCCTGTTAAAGATGATGAGTTATTCATTAATGTTCAAAAGAACTTAATGGAAAATAATTAATAAGGAGAAATATCTAATGGCAACATTAAGAGAAATGAGAGCTGAAAAAGCTCAAAAATCAGAAGATCTTGCAAAGATATTTGATTCTATTAAAGATATGTCAGAACTTTCTTCAGATCAAAAAGAAGAAATCAAAAAGAGAAATGATGAGTTAGCAGACTTAGGCTCAAAAATTACTGAATTATCAGAATATGAAGAGATGAAAGCTGCTAATAAAGAAGAAATGGAATCATCAAAAAAAGTTTCTGGAATGCCTGTTTATGGAGAGCCAGAAGTTGATGAGCCAAAAACTCTTGGACAACAATTTATAGATTCAAATGCTTACAAGAGCTTTGTGGATCATGGTATTAAAAATATTCCTTTTGAAGCTAAAGCAACAGTTACAACTTCAGTATGGACTAGAGATACCATCTATCAGCAAGTTATTCCTGCTATAGAGCCAGATCCAAATCCTGTATTAGACTTGATTGATTCAATCAATACAGATCAAACAACTTATTACTTTTTGCAAGAAACAGCAACAAATAATGCTGCTGAAACTGCAGAGGGTAACTCAGCACCAGAGGATGCTTTTAGCTATACTGCTGTAACAGCTCCTGTTGCTAAATTCATTACAACTTTGCCTATTACAGCAGAGTTGCTTGAAGATCAAGCAGGTGCAAGAGCATACTTTGATGGCAGATTAGCTAATCATGTACTTCAAAGACTTGAACTTCAAGTATTAGGAGGAAATGGAACAAGCCCAAATATTAAGGGTATTGCTGAGCAATCAGGTGTAAACCAAATTACTTATTCAGCAGGAGATTATCCATCATCAGTTGGTGGTAAACTAAGAACAATCTTAGAAGCTATCAAAGATGTAGAGGAAAATGGTAAATTAGCACCAGATGCTATTGTCATGACTCCACTTGCTTATGAGAATCTTGCAGGACAAGTTGATGGTAATGAAAACTTTATGCTTGGTGCTTCTGCTATGGCAGGAAGCCCAACTATATGGGGATTACCTGTTGTTAAATCAAGTCAATTAGGCACAGGAATAAGCTCTATTGATGTAATTGTTGGTAAATTTGGTGGTGGATTAGCTGCTAATCATGTATTCAGGAGAGGTATGGAATTACAAATTTCTGACTCTGCTGCTGATGGAGATTTTGGTAAGGATATCCTTACTGTTAAGGCTTCATTAAGATATGCATTAGCTGTGTATAAACCACAAGCATTTACAACTATTGCTGATTTAGAGGCTTAATAGTTTAAATTAATGAAAGAGCAGAGCCAGAGATTTGTTATGACTAACACTATCATTGGCTCTGCATTTCATGAGGAGAATAAAAATATGAAATATGTTCAAAAAGCAGATGAAAAAGTTTGGAAAGATAAAAAAACAGGAAAATTTGCTCAGGGAGAATTTTCTCCATTTGGTAAATCTGTTCTTGTAGCAGGTATGGGAGATCCTATTCCAGATGTAGAATTGGAAAAGCCAAAAAAGAAAGCTGCAAAGAAAAAAGTAGAAAATAAAGCTGTAAAGCCATCAGAGGATAAGTAATAAATGGCTCATACTCAGTATGTAGATAAAGATGATGTTA